CTTCTTGGTCATAGGGCTTCTTTTGCCATAAACCCTTCTTGGTCATAGGGCTTCTTTTTTGGGTTCTCAAATAAAAATTGATTTACTTTTTTTATATGATATTATGATCATAATCTTATATAAAACATGCAAACGACCAACAACCTCGATAAACGCTGCGTTCTTACCCAGACCGATATCATGAATATAAATAAAGCAAAGGCTTTATATGACGAACCTATTCCCGATGATTGGAGTAGCGTCTATATCCCGCGCATTGATTTCCGCTGGACACGCGAAGAACTCGTTCATCTATTTGAACGAAATCTCGTATTAGGTAAAGTATCCAGGGTCGATTTCGCACCTACAAAAGACGGATCGGGTCGTATGGCTTTCATCCATTTCGCCGAATTCTACGATAATATGCAATCCGAGAATATGCGCCAAGGATTGGTCGAATTCCCACAGGGTATAGAAATCCCCATTGAATTTAACCTCTATCCGACCATAAGCATGCGGTGCGCCATTAACCGCCGTCCTATTCCAAAGACCGAGTTCACCTTGGAAACATTAACTGATGCAGTAACCCGTATGGGATATACAGTCGAACAACACTGCGAAGAATTGGAACGCATGAAGGCAGAACATTTCCAATACCGAGAACAGATGTATCATTGGTCGATGGCCCAGACGGATATGATGCAGAAAATGATGGCGCGTATTGACTACTTGGAACAAAAGTCCATTGAAAAGGACCATATGATTGAATATCTTGAAAGTAAAATCATGAATAAGAATAAATAGTTAGTTAGCCAGTTGTTAAAATAATTTCTATTTGATAAACGTAAATAATAATGAGAAACCCTTTTTTGTCATATAGAATAAATCTTCTATATGACACTAACCTACTATTGTAAAATAGTTCGCCTCAATGTATTCTCCATTACTTTCGGAATCCCTTTTTCGAGAACCATAGATGTCCGATTTAAAATCCCCACATAAGATTCTTTCCGATAAAGTTCTCGATATAGGTCACATAGAGATATTATATTACTTTCTATATGACGAAATTGGATAGAACCCCGATTCCGGGTCGCACACCAACGTAAGAAATCGTCCAAATAGAAATGAAAACAGGATTTGATAATATAATACGATAAGACTGGCGAATTTTCTCTATATGACCCGCCTCCCAATAAATTCATATAGGATAATTCATAATGATAGAGAACCCGGGCACATTGATAGATCGCGAATCTACGTTCGACCTCGATCGCCTCTTTGAATCTGGCGAAAGACCCCTTCGCTATAAAACAGGTATGAATAATATCCGCCCAGCAATCCGTATATGCCTCGTAAAATCGCAAATCTAATTTTATAGGAATAAGGTCATATATACGCGTATTCGCCACATTATCATCCATAGAAGAGAAATCCAAATGGAGACTATGAAATGTCTCGTGTATGACTATTTTGAACCACTCCTCCGCCCTATAAACATGGATCTCATTTTTAGGTAGACAAGAATATGTGAATCCCGAATTCACATGGGGAATACCGAGAACTTGACCCCGGTTCTCTGGAAAAACTTTTTTCCCTTGAGTCATATAGATATAGATATTCAATGCCTTGCTACACTTATTTAGGGCTGCAAATTCGCATGCTATATAAAGCCAAACATAGAGTTTTCTTAAATAGGTTCTCAAAATCCCTTTCCCAATCGCCGTAGGCGAATAGAGAAATATTCCTATTTGACGCTCTTTGGTCGAGGAATCTTTATCTATATTACGCTCTTTGGTCGAGGAATCTTTATCTATATTACGCTCTTCTATTGAGAACTTGGCCTCGTAAATATAACCAAACCCCGCGATTTCACTACGGACGATTTCGGGGATGGCCGGGTAATGTATTCCCCAGACCCGTACCGCCGAAGGCGGTCGAAGAATAAATTCTATATGACCCTTCTTCGTATCCCATTCGGTTTCTCCCTCTTTCATATGTTCGCATATTTTCTTTATAAGTATTTCGGATTCATACGAATATTTCACTGGCCCGAGTTTTTTATATAATTTCTCAATATAGGATTGCATCTATTATATCAATAGATAAAATTGATTATATAAATATTCTATATGACCAATTTAAATTAAAATCAAACCGAATCAAATGACCTCTATCCCAAACCAAATCCGCCATATATGCGCAATGACCTATAATAAATCTACTCTACCCACGGTAGTAAATAGATGCAAGGGCTTGATCGCCAACTATGACCGTTGCTTATGTGCAGTTATACCGCATATTTTACGCCTGAAATCGAACGATCTCTCCCTAATGGTTCTGACGAAGGCCAAATCATCCTGCCGTTTCTGTCAAATAAAAATAAATCATCTATATGACATGGTAAAATCCCTACCTCTCCATATTATACAGCGTATAATACCACTAGAGAGTATCAAGTCAAATAATGATATTCTATATAATATCTTAGATGATCACCTATATGGCATGTCCAAAAGTTATGTCCAAGATATCGTCGAGGCGATTTTCACACCGAAAGATCCGAAAATGGGACTCATCGAATATATTAAAAAAGAATTCATATTATATGCCCTCACCATAATCATCAAAAATAATATCGAAAGGAAGAAATATCTCAAGAAGGACGCGGTTTTCGTCCTATTCTACGAAGTGGTCAAATATATTAATTCGTTCGTTTTAGAACCCGAATTTTCGGTGGATATTATGCTGAATATATGGTCGATCCTGAAACATATCATAGAAGAATCTCTATTGGACCAAGTCGAACGATATGCGATCGCCGACCTCATGTTTATGCATTTCGCCCCCTTTCGTATGTCTATCCAGGATAGTTTCAAGAGAGTTATTATAAAAAGGGATTCGCCGGAATTCTCCGAACAAGATACGTGGCAACATAATCGTAAAGCCCTTTTCGAAAGCATAGAAATTACGAAAACCTATATCAAAAATATTCTATTGGAATACGACCGCCCCATTTATCATATAGATAAGAATCTATATTCCTTTATATTACAACTCACTGTGGAAGAGTCGCGTATTATAATGGATAAGGTGGCCCCCAATGCGATGATACGGGTCATATCAACCATCACTATGCGCCCCACTTCGAATCTAAGTTTCGATCTCCGGGTCGATCCTCTACATATGATAAATAGTTCTATATGTCAGAACCTGAATCTCGCTGCCACTATTCGCAATTTCGTCGAATTGGACCGGAAACCATATATCATATATGATAATGAAAATGGTCAAATAGGTATTGATGCAGGTGGTCTTACGCGCGATTTTTATAGCCAGTATTTCTTACAACTCCGGGGACATATGGTAGAGAAGGATGGCTATATGACATTCGCCGCGGATTTGAACGGGATCAATAGCCTGCAACGCGCCAGGTTTGCCGGCGTCATTACGGCCTATGCCATTTTCAAAGAGAATATTTCGCCCAATATCCGCTTCCACCCCATCATCTCGTATTTCATAGTGAATGGGTCGACGGTGGAGATCCGGGATATTCTCCACTTCCTGGAAAAATACGATATAGAATACGTGAGAAATATGCGGAAAATATTGGACCTCGATAATGACGAATATGCCGCGTATCTAGATATGCAGGGCGAGGATGTGATTTATCCCAAAAAAGAATATTTAAAGAATCTTCTATATGACAGATATATAACCCCCTCTTTCATTGCATTTATCCGAGGTTATAGGTATATCTTTATACAAGTGGATATTTACTCTTTTATAAAACCCCATATGATTTATGATTTTATGATCGGCATAGAATCATATTGCATATTGGGTAAATCTTCTTTGGAATCTATTCTGAAAATCGATTGTGGGGATGATACTTCTATGTCAAGTAAGTCGAAAGAATGCGTGAAACGGGCCTTCTTGGAAGTTCTCGAGAACCTGAATAAGACAGATATTCCGAAATTAAAAGCCCTCTTCCGATTCTGGCACGGGTCACATAGTATCCAGGATTTCCAAAACGTCGATTTGACACTGCGGATACTCTATGGGGAAGACGACTTATACGGGTGTTTCTCGAGTAGTACGTGTTTCGGGAAATTATATATACATTCGTCGCGTTTGACTACGGCACAATCGAAGGTCTTGTCAAATAGCGATTTAATAAATTGTCTTATAGGACATATTGATAAAACATTGGAGAACCAGCGGTTGGTAGAAAGCGTGGGTATGTATATGCAAATGGATTAGACCCCCCTTTGCGAAAAATCGACGGTGAAAACGATATCGTCCCATCTATCTTTCATATGTCTTAGATCATACGTTTTTATATAGGGTTTAAATTCCTCGGGTACACATTCCGATAATTCGTCTAACCATCCTATATTATCCACATCTTCTATGATAAAAATCCCGTCGTCTTTGATAAGTGGTAAATAGAGTCTGATAAATTCTTTCATATCTTCCAATCTATGTGACCCATCATCTAAAATCATATCAAATGAGGCTTTTTTTTCTTTGAGAAAGGTTTCGATGAACTCGTCCCTATATCCATCATATCCCGCATGTAATACAATACGGTCTTTATTTTTCAATTCGTCCCATAAGGTATCTGGTAACATAATATCTACGGCATATATTGTCGCATTTGTGAAATAATCGTGCCATAATTTAATACTACCACCGTCTTGAATACCTAGTTCCAATATATTTGTCGCGGAGTCCTTCTTTTTATTTAAAAGAGATTCATATAGAGGTAAATAAGAATGCCTAGTGTTCTTATCGGTTCTCAAATTATCGACTAAATCTTCCATTGACATATAGAATATATTTATATCATTATTATTCTATTTTAACGACGATCATTGTGAATAAGGATGGAAAATTGATTCTATATGACCCTTTCATCTATGTCATATAAAATAATATCCTATGGGAATTAAAGACTTGAATCAATATTTGACGAGGAATTGTACAAAAAAAGCGATACATAAGATCGAACTAAATACTCTTGCCGAAAAAGTTGTCGTAATTGACGCCAGTATTTTCATTTATCGGTTTATAGGAGAACCCGATGGCCTCATTCCGAACCTCTATTCCATGGTAACCACGCTATTGTCCTATAGGATTATTCCTATTTTCATATTTGACGGGAAGACACCAGATGAAAAGAAGGCACTTGTCCAACGGCGGAGGGTGGAGAAGCGAGAGGCCGCCGAGAAATATAATGAACTAGTGGCAAATGCAGACGCGAATTCGAAGAAGGAGATAGAATATTTCAGGCGGAAATCGCTGCGTCTTACATATGCCGATTTGGATAATACTAAACTTTTATTGGACGCATTTGGAATATCTTATATGAGGGCCCCCGGCGAAGCCGATGCACTATGTGCCCTCTTGGTTCGGCGGGGTCTAGCGTGGGGATGTATGAGCGAAGATATGGATTTGTTTTTATATGGCTGTACGCGAGTCATCCGGCATTTCAATCTATATGACCATACTGCGATTCTATATGATACATCTTTGATATTAGACGAATTGGGTATTTCGGAAAAAGTTTTCGTAGAAGCCGTTGTCCTAACTGGGACGGATTATAACGCACCCTTTGATAATATGACCTTGGAGGGGGTTTTACGCGAAGCCCGGGCGAAGCCCGGTGAAGAAATGAATCTATATGACCATTTACAAATAGATAGCGGCGAGAGCGAAGTCCTATATAAAATATGCGAAATATTTCATATAGATAATATGGAATTCGATTCCGGGGCGTTGATATTCAAACAACCTTTGGTCGATTGGCCGAAAGCAAAGTTGTTTCTTAGGGATTGGGGTTTTATCTTTATGTAATGTCATATAGAAATTATTTATTTGACTTTTTCGTTTTACTGTGGTTTCTATGTTTTCTTTTTTTAGTTGTTCCACCTCTCTCGCTCATATTGCTTCTATCGCTCATATTGCTTCTTTTTCTTTTTCTTGTATTAAAGTTTTCTTTTATTTTCGAATTTATATCGGACACTGTGATATATTTTATATCATTCGGTGTTATTTCAGTTGTTATTATTTTTCCATTTTTTTCTTTTCTAGAAAAAAAATAACTCTTACTATTATTAACTGAATGTTGTCTACTAAGTAAACTAAATGCTTTTTTATAAGGATTAAATTTGCCTATATTTTTACCTTTATAAAAAAATACAACATCACTTGGATGTATTGGTCCGTTTTCACTTTCACTAATTAAACTAATCAATTCTTCGAAATCGAGTCTACTTCTAGTTCTACCTATAAAATCAGTCATTATATAATAACCCTAGATAATTGTCGAGATATAGCACCCTCTATAATCCTCAACACCTGTATGGATCAAATTAATCGTAACATCGATATAAATATCGCCGCCCATCTTCGTCCATCGGTCACAGAAAAGCCAATCCTCTGAAAAATAGTGTCCCTCCTCTACGCCACAGTCAAATAAGGCATATGCATTCACATTCTCGTGTGGTTGTAGGAAATTCACATCGTCCACATATTTTGTCGATGGGAATGCCTTTTGCATATTCGCAATAACCTCGCGTTTAATAAGCATGAAGCCCGTGGCGATATGTTTGACTTTGGCTACATTATTCTCGATCTGTAGGACAGTATCCTTATAGTTGATATTATAACGCAGTAGGTTAAACTGGATCATTTGTTCGTCGGTAATGAGGTCTTTCAATTGCGATGTGTTTTTTCTTTTTAAGAGAGAACCTAATAAATCTGTCTCATAGGGGTTCATCGGATTCTTCGTCAATTTGGACCAATCGTAGTTCTTCAGGGGATAAACGCCCCCGATCAATTCTTTATCGGCTAAAATGAGTTTCATAATATCATAGGGTTCCCATGTAATATCATTATCGATGAATAAAAAATGCGTGGCAGTTTTATCTGTCATAGCACGGGCAATCAGATTATTACGCGCACGGGATACTAGACTATCATTCCTACAGAATTCTACTTGGAGGGGGAAATTATTTTTACGGAAATATTCGATAGTATTCATCAAAGAATGCACATAGGGAATATAACAGATCGATGCGAAGCAGGGGGTCAATAGATATAGTTTTGGGGAATTCTTTTTTACGAATTCTTCTATTTGAATTTCGATAGATGGTCCTATAGAAGGTTTCGATGTTACAGATGGTTTCTTTTTATCTGAAGTAGCAGAAGATTCTTCACCATAAAGTGTTGAATCGTCGTCCACAATTTTATATTGGATATTATCCTCAGACATGTCCTATAGATCATTATATGACATGATTTTTATATTCATTTATAGTAATATTTATTTCATATAAATAATTTATTTTATATGAAATGTTTTTCGCGTTGTCTTGTTTTCTCATTTTTATTTTCTATATGACCCATTTATTCGAGGATTTAAACAACAGGGGCGGCAGGGGCAGCAGCCTTGATGAAGTGGTGCTTCATGTATCTCTGGAGGTTGAAGTAGGTGAGTTCCTCTCCCTTGGCAATCTTCAAGAGTTTGCTCAACTTGACATCAGGGTGGATCTTGCGGCCATTGGCAGAGTCCTGGAGGTTGTTGGCACGGATGTAGGTGTTGATCTCCTTGCTGACGGCAGTGCGGGCAAGTTCAGTTCCAGAGGGCTTTCCAAGGAAAACGGCAAGCTCGTCGCTGATCAAGGTAGGCTTGATGAATCCGGATGGCTGTCTGTTTCCAGAAGTTCTCTTTCTGTTAGAGGCCTTCTTGTGGGCGTTCTTCAAATCACGGATAACGGATTTCTCCAAAGCCTTGAACTCGTTCTTGAGTTGGTTGGCAGCGGCAAGGTTAGCAAGAACCATGCGGCCATATTCGGCGAGGCGCTCAACGACGCTATCGGTGGTCTCGGTGACAGCACCCTCAACAGCAGGGGCAGCATCGACAACTTTAGAGGCATCAACAGCAGGGGCAGCAGGTGCGACCTCCTTGGTTTTCTTGGCACGGGGGGCTTTCTCAACAACAGGGGCAACAACGGGGGCAGCGGCAACAGTGGCGTCAACAGGAGCAGAAGCAGTCTTAGAAGTGCGAACCATTCTAATTATACTTTATAAAGTGCTATTTTTTTAAGTACTTTAACGCATAATTGTTTTTTCTTCCTCTTCGATACCGGATAAAGGGTCATATAAAAATTATTCTCGAACAAAATCGAGAAATGCCTAAATAATTCTTCTATATGACAAATTTTCCCCCCTCCCCTCGATTTTCCTAGACCCTATATAGGTTCTCGGGGAATCTCTCTAAATAGTGATTTCTATGGGACTGAAAAAGACACCCCATATTTTTCGTATTCGAACATACCCACATTTCTGGTGCTAAATAAGGTTCTCGACTACATTCTTTTAAAGAGGAAATATATGAGGCCCTGGCCCACCAAAAATTCCCGGAATAGTGCCATGCAACCTTTTGGCTTAAGTTGACTCCCGTCGTGTCATATAGATTCAATTCTATTTGACACTCGCGCCAGCATTCGACTGTGAAATAGGTCATATATTTCGTCCAATCCTCAATACAGGGATTTTGTCCATTGGTTCTCACACCTTTGCTATGTAAATAGAGGATTCGAGAACCTGGCTGCATTTTTTCACTATGTTCTCGTATAAGATTAATTGTGACAGATTCGCCGACTGCTAGATCCATAGACTGGTATATGACTTTTATTTTAGGGTCCGTTAACCCGGTATATCCTGTGGGATCGCCTAGGATTCCCATCCGGATTTCGAGAACTTGGTCATATAGACCACTTTCGTGGATTTTATCTATAAGACGTTGTACAATGGTCTGCCAATTATTTATACAACAAATATGGATATATATGTAGATCGGGTTCTCAATCGAAACCATATATATTGTATGGAATTCTTTTATATGATATTTGGACTTATATATCATATATATTTATATGGACCCGCCGAAGAAACAGAAGCGTAAATATACAAAAAAGGTGAAACCCATATCGGTTATTCATCCTATACAATATTATTTCCGTGATAATCGAGAACCAGAGGGAGAAGTCAAACAGAATATTTCTTTAGGACCAGTCGAAGAACCTATCTCAAATAAATTCATAAAACCCAAACGTAAATATACGAAAAAGGCGAAACCCCGAGAACCTATAGAAGAAGTCAAACAGAATATTTCTATAGGACCAGTCGAAGAACCTTCCGTCGTACCTTTGAAACCCAAACGTAAATATACGAAAAAGGCGAAACCCCGAGAACCAGAGGGAGAAGTCAAACAGAATATTTCTATAGGACAAGTTCTCGAAGAACCTCTAAAACAAAATAAAAAGAGTCCTATAAAAAATAGAATGGTAGAAAGAATGATAGAAAGAATGATAGAAGAATATAAGGCCCAAGGATATTCGTTCCTAGAAAAACAATCGAAAAAATCAATCGAAGAATTAATCAAACTTTGTAAAGATACCTATTATAACGATTCCATCTCCCTAATCACAGATAATGAATACGATATCCTAGAAGATTTCTATAAGACAAAATGGAACGAAGAGGTCGCTATCGGCGCCGCCGCTGCGAAAGAAACAAAAAATAAAGTCGCACTACCATTCGAAATGGCCTCGATGGATAAAATCAAACCAGATTCTAACGCCCTAGCGCAATGGACCAAAAAATGGCCCGGACCCTATGTTCTCTCATGTAAATTAGACGGTGTTAGCGGTCTTTATTATTGCGACGATAAAGGAGAACATCATTTATATACCCGTGGAGATGGTCATATAGGACAGAATATTTCCCATTTGATAAAACCCCTTGGTCTACCCTCTTTACCCCGGGGTACCGCCATTCGGGGCGAGTTCATTTTACCAAAGGCCGTTTTCCAAGAGAAATATAAAGACGAATTCGCAAATGCGCGTAATATGGTATCCGGTATGATTAATCGGAAAAGTGTGGACCCCAAAATAAAAGACCTGCGATTTGTCACCTATGAGACCGTTTATCCCGCGATGTCTCCCAATAAACAATTGATGTTCTCGAAACAACAGGGTCTAGAAGTTGTCAAATATCTTGCGACAAACGAACTCTCTAATGAATACCTATCTTCTCTATTGGTCGAATGGCGGCAAGACTACGAATACGAAATCGACGGGGTTATCGTTGCATCCGACCATATTTATCCAAGGGGTCAAGGAAACCCAGATCACGCCTTCGCATTTAAAATGGTTCTATCTGACCAAGTCGCAGAAGCCAAAGTGATTGACGTTATATGGACACCTAGTAAAGATGGCTATTTGAAACCCAGAGTTCGTATTGAACCCATACAACTAGCCGGAATACGTATAGAATATGCCACCGGATTCAACGGGAAATTCATACAGGATAATAAAATAGGACTCGGTGCATTGATTACAATGGTGAGATCGGGGGATGTGATTCCTTATATAAAATCCGTCACAGTTCCTGCGGACCATCCGCAAATGCCCTTGGTCCCATATAAATGGACGGATACTTTGGTAGATATTGTTCTCGAAGATGCCTCCGCGGACGCCACAGTGATAGAAAAGAATATAACCAATTTCTTTGTGACATTAGAAGTGGATGGACTTTCGTCGGGAAATATTAAAAGAATGATGGCTGCTGGGTTCTCTTCTGTACCGGCGATCCTAAAGTCAAATAAAGAAGATTTCGAAAAAGTCGAGGGATTCAAAACGAAAATGGTAGAGAAGATTTATAATAGTATTCAGGATAAAATCAAAAAGGCGACACTTTTAGATATTATGGTTGCATCGGGGAAATTGGGCCGAGGGCTGGGAAAACGCAAAGTTGCACCCATTTTAGAAAAATACCCGGATATTTTGACCCGACAATCTACCAATGAAGAGAAAATACGCATGGTGAAAGAGGTGGACGGAATCGGCGAGAACTCGGCGAAGGAATTCATAGAGAATATTCCTCAGGTTCTCGAATTCTTGAAAGAATGTGATCTAGAATATAAATTACAAGAAAAGAAAGAAGAAATAAATAATCCTATAGGACCCCTTTCCAACGAGGATATTCGAGAACCTGTAGATTCACCCTTCTATAAGAAAAAAGTGATTATGACGAAAACGAGAGATAAGGCGATTATAGATCATATAGAAAAGAACGGCGGTATATTGGAAGATAATATAAAAAAAGATACGTTTTTGCTAATTGTCAAATCATACGAGGATACGTCGTCAAAAACGGAATATGCCAAGAAACACGGTATACCGATTTTGTCGGTAGAGGATTTCAAAACGAAATATTCTATTTGACCTATTTGACATATTTGAAATCTTTGTACGTTTATACCCATTTTTCTATAAAATTTTCCTACTTCGTAATGAAAATGTTGATATTATATTTATATAAATAATATATAAATATTCTATATGACAGAACCCATCTATTTTACTATAAGAGAACAAAAATACACATTAGATGATGAAAATTCGAAAATAGCGGAAAAATTCAATACAAAAATATCCGAAATGACCTATAAAGTCGATTTATTGAAAAAATATGCGTCCGATGTAGTCCCTTTTTTTGAAGAATTGGAAACGCGATTTATTCGTAGTATTAAAAAATTGTATGATGAAGATGATTCATTTGGTTTGTTGGATTTAAATCATATTATAGATCATATTCAAGAAGATAGTAATAATACAATTTATTTTTATACCAAAAATAAAAAAGGAGGAGTAAAAAAGATTCAAGCATTTATCACATACAATATTCAGTTTATGGATGATTTGAAAAAACAAGACCCGTTTATTTATATTCATACATTCGCAATAAATACAAGTATCCCACTTGATGAACGCCTAGTATCGGGTTCAAATGTATTTACATGGTTTTATAAAAATGCAATGCGCGACGGTTTTGTTTGCATTAAAATAGATGCGATTTCATCCTCAATTGATTTCTGGCGAAACAAATCAAGATTTGTCTATATTACAGATAACATTTCTGAAATAATAAAGAAGAGATTAGAAGCATTGGACGAACTATTCGAACAAAGAAAAATATTACAAACTACTACAGGAAATGAAGAAAAACTTCGTAAAATTGAAATAGACATTAGAAAAATTTTTGTAGGAAAAGTACCAATGAAACGTACAAAATCGCAAAATAGTCCCGATTCATCTGCGAATAGTCCAGAATCTATTGCATCGTCATTATCATATTCTATAGTATCTCCTAAAAAAATGGTTGCGCAACTGGATAAACAATATTCGAATCCTCCAAGACGCGCAAAATCTGCCACGAGAAAACGAACCCAACAAACGTCAAAATCAAATTTACGTAGAACCAAAAGTTTTCATTTGTAAATCCAGATAAAAACCTGTCGTGGTGTCAAACACAATATAAGATTGAAAAATGTATAAATGAGAAAAGGTCTAAAACTAATTTTGAGAACCTATAGAAGTAAGAGATGCCATGTCATATAGAATAATTTCTTTGGACGCCCCTCAACCAAGTTCTCGAAAATACCCTTTGAAAAGGGTAGAAGAATATTCTCTATAGGACAACTTTCTTGGTTCTCCTATGTCCATATCCGTGTTTCTTTTGTGCCTTCTTTGCTAGTTTATACGCAGTACCCGTGTGCTTGCAACCTTTATCTATAATAGCGAAATCCACGGCAGCGGCTTTACCCGCGGTTAATGCACTCGCCAATCGGGCTAAACCCCAGGATTGTCCTGTTTGATTCGGTCGAGAACCAGAGGAGAAATACGCGCCCTCCCCCTTATTCACTATTTTATTTAGAGCCGCTAGACTACAACCGGTTTTTCGGGCAAGTTCTCGATTCACATTCATATTTTCTATATGATAAATACGTTGGGCTTCTTTAATATGTGACGATTTCTTATGAGGGAACGATGCGACTTTCTTCCGACTATAATAAATTCCTTTTTTATATAGGTTCCTAGATTTCTTGAGTTCTTTTTTTGCTGTTTTTTTATCCCCTTGGGATAATACTTTGGGTAAATATCTTATAGGGACTTTATTCATATAAGATATATTGACAAAATTGATTAAGAAGGATTTTATATGATAAATGTAAAATGGAAAATAATATTGTATGTGAATTTATTGAAGAAAAACCTAAACGACAAATAAAAAAATGCGAACACGGAAAACGAAAAAGATATTGTAAAGAGTGTAAAGGTTCTGAAATATGTGAACATGGAAGGCATAAACGATATTGTAAACAATGTGGTGGTATATCTATATGTGAACATGAAAAACGAAAATCACGTTGTAAACAATGCGGTGGTATTGAAATATGTGAACATGGAACACAAAAAAGCAGATGTAAACAATGTGGTGGTATATCTATATGTCAACACCAAAAACGAAAATCTATATGTAAAATATGTTACGGTTCTGAATTATGTCAACATAAAAGAAGAAAAACATTATGTAAGATTTGTTGTGGGTCTTCATTATGTGAACACGGAAGAGCAAAATCACAATGCAAACCTTGTTGTGGTGCTTCTATATGTGAACACGGAAAAAGAAAATCACATTGTAAAATTTGCGGTGGTTCTTCTTTATGTAAATCAAGTTGGTGTGAAACATATGCCAACAAAAAATATAACGGATATTGTCTTCGTTGTTGTATAAACCTATTTCCAGATATAGAAGTCGCACGTAACTATAAGACAAAAGAAAAAGACGTCGTCGACCGTATTATCCAATGGAAACCCGAATTCACGTGGGTACAAGATAAAAGAGTCCAAGACGGTTGTTCTAAAAGAAGACCAGACTTATTATTAGATATGGGGTCACATATAATAATAGTAGAAGTAGATGAAAATAAACATACAGGATATTCCTGTGAAAATAGACGAACTATGGAACTCTCTCAAGACCTAAATCATAGACCCATTATTTTCATAAGATTTAATCCAGATTCTTATATGACAAAAGAAGGTATCAAAATAACCTCTTGTTGGAAAACAAATAAATTAGGCGTATTCCAAGTGCCAAAATCAAAACAAAAAGAATGGGAATACCGCATAGAAACATTAAAAGGTCAAATAGAATATTGGACAAAGTTATCCACAGAAAAAACAATCGAAATCGTGGAATTATTCTACTCCTAATTCGAAGTTCTCCTCATCCGATGAAGATGGAGAAGAAGGAGGAGAAATAATTTCTATATGACCCTCTTCAATCTCACTATCATAAAAATACGCATAATATACCCGCATACCCAGTGCCGTTATGTCCAATAGAAGCATTGGCCCATAATTCACGATGAGCGCAATATTCCCATTCAACATGCCATATGAGAACCCACACCCAGTGGCGACCAACATGAGAACCTTCTCCGGTAAGTTATATACGTTCGCATTTTTATTCACATAATTCGCATATAATTCGGGAATATAACAAGATAAATATAGGAATGACGCCACATACATTAAATAATCCGCATCCATATTCTATATGACAAATATTTTTTTATTTTATTTTATAAAAAACATAATAAATCATTCTATATGACAATCTAATAAGCCACACTCTCATATAACCAAGGCATCGCCAATCTCGCCGGGGGGCTAACCAAGGTCAACGCAGAAAGGACATGAAATGCCCCTATTTTCCTATATTCCACGTCCACCCCGCAATATATCATGTTCTCGAAAACGATCAAACATGCCGACCGAATAAGATCCACCGACATATCATTATAATACGTATTCATATTCAATACCCCATAGAATGGATCCCCGATAATACAAATATTCCGTTTCATAGGATAAGGTATATGTGCCCGATAATTCCAAATGTCATATAGACATCTATATAGACGGACATAGTCCCTCCTTTCCAAATTCGAGAACCAAGAACTCTGCGTATAATTCCCCAATTGGTCGATTTCGATAAATAATTCATTGATTCTATTTGACACCGGGCGCGCCCTTACCTCCTGTAATTTCGCCACTATTTCTCGATATAGGGGCGTATTCACCTGATTCATAATAAACTCCGTCCTCGTATTTTGGTTTCTCACAGCCACCTCATTATGTCTCTGTGTGACATTGATCGTATTCACATGCTGGTTCGTAATCGCCGGTGCGCCATTTTCCTCGCACGCGCGAGGAAAGACCAAATGAATAATCTTATAGAGGCCTATTATCCGATTCAAAGTCGCTTTATTGAGAACTTCGCGAGTATACGGGTTCTCGATTTTCTTCGCCGATTTCAAAAGCGTTATCAGAGAGATAATATTGAACCCATATATATGACCCTTCGAATCCCGATAACTGAAGAAAAATTCGTCCATGATTTCGGCCACGGGTTCTAGCGTACAGGGATCGGTATCATTCGTACAAGCCGCGCGGTTCTTATATCCATCCCCCCTCAATCGAAAACATTCTCTTACTATATGACCCCTCGCCATACGCTGTATCGTAATCGCATACCGAATACTCTTGAAATGGTTCTCGATTCTACTAATTAAAACGGGCTTCGTACATGTGAAATGCAACCGGAGATTCTTCGCAATGGATTTCAACTCGGGGATTTTATATTTTTTCAGAATGGCCGGGTTCTCCAAATATTCTCTATATGACAATGTAACAGTAGATTTTTTCTTCTCTTTTTTAATCTCGGTCCTCTCATCCTCTTTTTGTACCACCGAATTGGTCAAATAGGAAGGAAACATAGCACTCGGTCCTGGTGGACTCTCACTCAATATTACATCTACAGGTATATCTGTAGGTCTTCTTATAATATTTTCCATTTGATATAATCTATTAATATGTGTTTATATAATTTTATTTAACAAAAATATACCCGTTACTAGTGTCATATAGTGATTATTATATTCTGTTTTGTAGTAATAATCAAACGCGTGGCCCTCCTAAAGTGGGCCGGTCAATAATTTACCTGTCGAGAACAAAATACAATGATTCTATATGACACTGCGTAGATGCAGCCATAGATGCCCTTTCATATAAACAATTTATCATAAAATTGATTTAAAGAATAGGTACTAGATAATGTATAACCCGCCCTAAGTTATAATGTCCTCTTTCTCTAACAACGCAAACTCTAAAGCAACTAGTGTATCTAAGTCTACCTCGCCCATTATTTTGGACGTTGGTTCCTGGGATACAACCGCAAATAAATATATGCAACCAAAAATTAATAAATCTGGTGGTAAAGCCATCACTCTTATAAGCAAACAGACCAATCGTTCTCTTCATTTGACTACTCCGCTTATGATGACCTGGGGAATCGCAGATTTCGTAGATGAACGCGGTGAAAGCGATGGAAAATTCAGTATTTCTCTCAATTTCCCGCTTGATAAAGACGCCAATATGTCGACAAATAATTTCTTGGAAAAAATGAAGGCATTCGAGAACCAGATTTTGGATGATGCTGTTGCAAATAGCGAATCATGGTGGGGTGAGCATATGTCTCGCGAAATTGTCAAACATACATTCTTCCCTTTCCTCAAATACCAGAAGAATAAGGAGACGAAGAAAATCGATCCAACTAAGCCGCCTTCTATCCGCGCCAAAGTCCCTTGTTATGAGGGAAAATGGGGTGTCGAAATCTATGATACCAAGGGTAATATGATCTTCCCCTGTGATAATGAAGATTTGACACCGATGGATTTCGTACCAAAACAGAGCAATGTTGCCTGTGTGATTCAATGTGGCGGTCTCTGGATAGGTGGTAAGGGTTGGGGTCTCACTTGGAAACTCATCCAGTGTGTCGTCAAGCCATACGAAGTCGTCAGTGTCTATGGAAAATGTCATATACAATTATCTAGCGAAGATACCCAGACAATCGAGAACCAAGAGCCAGAGATTGACGATTTCGATGATATTCAGGGAAAACCACTCGTACCCCCAGTGAAATCTGATGTTGTCTCTGTGCAACCAACACCTACTAGCACAGAAGTGGAAGATAGTGATAACGAAGGAGACGATTTCGTACCACAGCCACCTCCTCTATCACGTACTAAATCAGTTCATGTAGGTGTAGATGAAGAAGATGAAGACGAACAACCACCTGTAAAAGAAGAAAAACCTACTGCGATTCCTAAGAAAGTTGTCAAGAAGACAGTTGTCACTCCCGCTGCACCACCTGCAGAGGAACCGACCGTCGAACCAGTCGTCGAAGAACAACCAAAGACGGTAGTTAAAAAGAAGGTAGTAAAGAAGGTTTAAGTATTAAATATATCTTCTATATGACCATTTATAAAAATATAATAAATCATAAAAAACCCATTTTTTTATGATTTATAAGACAAGTCTTATATGGATAATAATATCCCCCCTTTTCGATATGTCATATACATCCCTTGTATTTATCCGGGATATACCATGCTCATATAATTTCACTATTTGATTCTCTTTCAAAAATAAACTCTCTCTCGTAATATAAAATGTTGTGCATCCTATATAAATAAATAGATTCGTTCTATCCCATATCTCATCTATCTGCCATTCTACTTCAACCACTATATTATTATTCTCGTCAATGGTTATACCATCGGGTAATATAGGAATACATTTCACCGAAAATTCGGCGCCACTATTGTCATATAGTAATTCATGATGCCATAGGGGTACTAAAAACGTATTCCCATCCCTAACCAATTTATATAATTTATTTTCAAATAGATCATCTATCGTAGGATGTATCATAATTTCATCCACTACCATCCCTACCTTTTCCATTCCAATCTTTTCTATTCCCATCTTTTCCATTTTTTTATCGAGAACCACTTTGACCTCTTCCATAAAGTCGTCAGATAGGTGTAATAATTCTCTATATGACAAGAGTATCGAATATATCCGCTGGAAAAGGTCTAGTCCCATTTTCTCGAAAATGGTAATCGCCCAACCCTCCGTTTTCTTTTTTAAACCCTTCAACATAATATCGAGAACATAAATCAGGTTCTCACTATCCATGCCATCCGGTATGTTCTCACGTAGAAAGTCAAATAACATTGTCCTATATGACTCTATTCCTACTCCTCTGCCTCTACCTTTACCTTCGGATAGGCATTCATATGCGGCCTGGATCTTCTGAAACTCGTCCGTAGCATTCGGCGCCGGGTTTTTATCGGGGTGCCACCGGAGGGCTTGTTCTCGATATTTCCTTTTTATGACTTCTATGGAATCCCCCTCCGTCACATTTAAAATCCGTCTTGCTTCCTCCATCATATTTAAAATCCGTCTTGTTTCCTCCATCGTTAATCTGTATTATCATATAAAATAGAATTCTTTCTAAATGATATATGGGGCGATAATTATTATTATAATACTTCAAAAAAGGATACGTCTTATTGAGAATATTTGTTATATTTTGAGAACCTAGACTCCCATTCATGATAAAATGACATAGAATATACCATAGACATTCTGTGGCATCCAAATTATATATCATTATATCGTAGATAATATCGCGGAATTTCGAATAGTGGATATCCCCCGGGTTCTCCATCTCTTTAATAATAATATCACATATGGTATTGAAAATATCTGTGGGAATCTGTTCCTGCGATTTTATCATAGGGAACGATCTCAATTCTTTAATATTGAGAACCGTATCAATAGGTATATCATCCATAATTCTATATGACCCTGCCTCTTCGCCCTCAATCACCCCCTCCCCCTTATTCGCGAATAATTCGCCCGTCGGTTTTTTCTTATCGTATATTTCCAATAGTTTATGGTATTCCGTCGGAGACGGTCTCCCAATATTTACTATATGACATACATCGAGGATTTTATTCGGTATAAAACTCAAGTGTTCTGTGATGAGAATGAATTTAATACGTATAAGCGTATAATTATACTGTTGGATATAACTATAAAAAATCTCTAATAATTCATTATGTATCATATGGAAATTCTTGCAAACTACTATACCACACCGGTTTGTTTTCATAGAGATAATATCTACTATTTGACTGAATATTTCGTACCAGGTATTCTTCGAATTACACCCTAGGAGTGACATATCTATCTCATAGTGAATATCACTTATATGATAGATGAATTCCTGTTTATCTACTTGATAAATAATCTTTTTCTCGTATTTCAATTCACTGGGACTATGTGTACGAATCATTTTGAGAACCTGGGTATATTTCCCCGTTCCGGATGGGCCATATACAATCATGTTCTCGATGGGTATTATATGACCCCCTGATTCTAATTCTCTGTGAATATTATATTGGTCTACTGAAGTCAAATATTCTTCAAATGTCGATTCGTAAAATTTCATATATCCTTGATATGAAATTTTATCATATTCTTTTATATGACTTCTATACGCAGTAGAATTTTAGTGAAATCGGATTAAGACCTGGTAGTCGCGGTAAACATTTATGTCGCGGTAAACATTTATGTCGCGGTAAACATTTATGTCGCGGTAAACATTTATGTCGCGGTGACATTCGTAACGGATGTTTTCGGTACTACCACATATAGGTCATTATGTCTCTGTTTTATTTTCAAAAATTTACTTGCTTTTATGATTTCATTAATAGACATACCAATTAGTGGTATTGTAATTATAACACATAGACAATTACGTATCACTATCTGGGTTTCTGGTGAGAACCTAGGAACTAATATAAAATAGGCGAGTAATAAGAATAACATCGTCGTATGTTTGAATGAGGATTTATAATTATTCACCAAATCCCTATTCTCTTGCGACATATCATACGTATTATAATTATTATTCGGTGTCTGATATCTGGCATAATCAAATACCGCAATAAAAATCGCGAGTGATATTAATTTGAATATGAAAGCAATAACCAACATAACTAGGAAAACCATCAATATTTTCCCATTATCTGTCGTTATTTTGAATTTTTCACTAGAAGATAGTTTCGACATTAGTTCGCTATTTGAGAAAATATCCTTTAAGATATAGAACCCGGAAATCGTATGGATACAGAAAATACATATAAATGCCACGAAATTAGACCAAAATGTAATATTCATAAAAGCCACGCCATATAAAACGATAAATACAATATATATTATAAACTTGTTTATAAATGTCCATATTCCTTCTTTCTCTTGATCCGTAAGTGGCGCACCGCCACTTTGTTGTAACCATTTCATTATTTTTTTATTTGACATATATGTAATATATTACTATTTTTTCCCATACGATTTCCCATATGATTTCCCATACGATTTCCCATACGATTTATATGGCATTTTAACTACCGTACTTCTAGCATCTTCTGATAAATATGTCGTATTAATCCAATCTATTAAAACCTCTTTATCACATGTTAAAAAAGGCTGATGAAAATTCGATAATCGGAAAAATTCGGGTTTCGGCATATGCTGTGTCTTATAGAATATATATGAACCATACTTACCCATCCTTATTGATAAATCGTCCGTCAAAACTCTTTGTATGTTACCTTTCTGTTCGCCCCCTGCCCTGGTCCCTTCACCTAGACCACCCCCGCCCCCAACTAATTCTATAAGACTATATCCGCCCTGTTTCAGAATTTCTAAATCAATATTTTTCTTCACTTTTACATATTCGAATCCTTTCGTATCCTCTATCGACGTTTTCTTTAATACGGGGCCATATTTCTCACATACGAGAACATGATCCCCATCGATTTTGAATTCCCTCTTCTTCGATTCCTTACCTATTAACCCTGCATATTGCATTATTTTTATATGACAATCCTCGCATAAACGGGGTTCTTGAGAACCTCCCGCAATGGCGTCTAATTTCGCCTCCATCTTCGCCGTATAACCATATTCGAATAATTCTGTGAAATAGTCATATAGAAAATCTGATACTATCTGACCTACGAATTGTATGACGAGTTTTCCTTGTTCTGCCCCTATCTTCTTGTCCGTTTCTATTATTTCTATATGACCCGTTTCTGACCCTGGTCCCGATCCCGCCCCTTTCGCATCCTTCCGTAAAATATAATTCTTTATTTTCACTAAAGACCCCTCGATATTTTCCTTTTTGACATAGCCCCGCTCTTTCAGCGTATCTACTATACCCGCATATGTAGACGGCCGTCCTATACCTAAATCCTCTAATTTTTGTATAAGACCCGCCTCTGTATAATGCGAAACCCGATTCTTCACCGTCTCTACTGTGGTCAAATATTCATATTCTATAGGACACGCATTCCCAGGACCCAACATCGCATTTACTGTCATATAGAATGTCGATGCCGACTGAACCTCCGCCGTATCAATCGCCCGTTCTAATCGCATCCACCCCATATATACCGGGATTTCTATCGCATAATGGTAGGCCGCCTTACTCCCCAATGGACTAGACACCGTTAGGTCAATGGATTTATATTTATATGACGACATGCAACTCTGAACCGTGTTTTTCCATATATGGTGATATAAAGTGGCACCATCCCCCTCTATTGAACTATATTCTATATGACAACAGCGTATGGCCTCGTGTGCCGCCGTCGAATCAGCCGCTAATCCCTCGAGACCCTCACCTAATACCCTGTCGTCGCCTGAATACTCCCTCAATAAAAAACCCTTGGCCTCTTCTATGAATGCTACGGCATATTTCTGACTATCTGTTCTCATATAGGTAATATGACCCTCTTGGTAAAGCCCCTGGCAAATACGCATCGTCTCTTTCGGTGAAAGTCCCAAATGTGTCGATGCATATTGTAATAGTCGCGAGGTATTGAATGGTAGGGGTGGCGATTTATTCGCCATCCGGGGCGGTTTTGCCGATAGGATATGACGGAAACCCCCTGCACTCATCCGATAAAATTCGAGAACATCGGTCTCCGTATCCATCTCAGTAGAAAGCGTAAATGCCTTACCCAAAAACTGTCCCCGGATTTTATATGCCATTTTTATAGGACTCGCTACGATTTCTCGCTGATTGTCATATATAAGTCTCAATGCGGGCGTTTGACAACGCCCTGCCGAAAGCGCATTATCCGGACTCTTATAAATATGACTCCATAGGATGGGCGATATCTTGAACCCGACCAACATATCGAGAACCTGCCTGCTATGTTGGGCCCGAACTAAATTCATATCTATAAGACCCGGGTTCGCTACCGCTGCCAAAATCGCATCTTTCGTTATCTCGTGGAATTTTATCCGCCTAGTGGTCGTAACGTCCAATCCAAATAGGTCACATATATGCCATCCGATGGCCTCGCCCTCGCGATCATCATCCGTCGCAATTATAACAGCCTCTCGGGGGTATTGTTTGATAATACCCAACATTTCTTTTATATGACTCTTTTTCTCCTCGATGATCGAGAACTTGATAGAATAGTCGTCGTCAATTGCGATAGCATCCAGGTTCTCAATCTTTCTTATATGACCTTTCGACGAAATACAGCGGTATTGTGATCCTAAGAATTCCTCGATTTTCTTACATTTAGAAGGGGATTCTACAATGACAAGCCATTTCACGCTACTTGGTATGGTTACTTTTTTAGGTGGCATTTCGAGAACTTATAACAAGGATATATAGAAAGTCATATAGAAATATTTCTATATTACTTTATATCTTCCATCGAATTATCCGCTTATATGACATTCTTCCGTAATATGTTGTTGAAACCTTTTTTTATAAACCTATTGGAAAAAATTCGAGAACCTAAGAAAATCCTTGGCCGGTGGACGATGGAGACTTGCCAAAATAAAATCGCTAGGAAAATCGACCTATCTAATGAGGACCATTGTGGTCCATGTGGTTATACGCATCATTCTAAATCCACTATTGTCCAGAATTCTAATACAAAATATACACATCCGCTAAAATTGCCAGTAACATCGGAAATTGCCAGGTATTGAAAATACCCTTATTATCCCCCGAATTCTTTTCGTGTCTATGTAATAATAGATCTACAAAGATATAAAACGCACATAAGGTTGCGACCCATAGAGATATTTTGAGTAAGTTCTCGACTAATTCATCGACTAATTCATCGATATTCATATAGGTGATATATAGATAAATGACATAAAAACAAAAATATATTCTATATGACACTATGAAATATAGAATACAAATCGACGATCGTAAATATAAATCATGGACTATATATGACGAAAATAACCAGTCTATCGATTTACCCCTTGGGTTTTGTCCTATAAAAATGAAATTGTTTAATGGGGATAATTTTCTATATGACCCTGCTTCGGCGCCGAAGGCGCCTTCGGTTATGTCGCCTTCGGCTTTAACTCTCTTGTTCTCGAATATTCGTAACCAAACCCAATACGCCGGTGTTCTACGTCTCGATAAAATGGTACAAAAGATAAAAGATAAGACGTATTATAAATGCATTCCAGACGATAGCCGCCTACCCATTTTCCTCGTACCATATCAACAGAAAATAGGATTCTCAAAAAACCCCGTGGATAAATATGTGTTATTCGAATTCGATAATTGGCTATATGACCATCCTTACGGTAAATTAACGAATGTTCTCGGTCCCATAGACGAACTCCCCGTTTTCTATGAATACCAACTCTATTGTAAAAACCTACATATTTCTCTGAAAAAATTCACGGACCAAACAAATAAGAATATCGAGAACCCCGCACCGATTATCCAAAAAATCGAAACTAATCCACGATATCAAATAGAATCGAGAACACGGTCACATAGAGTATTCTCTATCGACCCTAACGGGTCTCTCGATTTTGACGATGCATTTAGTATCCAACGTAATGGCCCCGATGGAACCATCGAAATATCTATTTATATCGCCAATGTTTTCGTATGGTTAGAGAACCTGAATCTATGGGACTCTTTCTCCAACCGCGTATCTACGATCTATTTACCAGATAGGAAGCGACCCATGTTACCAACGATTCTATCTGACCAATTATGTAGTCTGCAGCAAGGTGTAACGCGATTCGCATTTACGATGGATATTACTATTCTATATGACACTTATCCCAAGATAGTAGGAGAACCTAGGTTCTCGAATACCGCTGTTTCCCTATATAAAAATTATGTATATGACGAACCCGCCCTTATATCAGATCCGAATTATATCAACCTTTTCCAAATAACTAGACAAATAAAAAAAGGTATCGAAGATAGCCACGATTTAGTGGCGTATTGGATGGTCTATATGAATCAAGCATGTGGGCAGTATATGGCAAATAGGGGTACTGGTATCTTCCGTTCCGTGGTTCATAAAGCACCTGAATTCGCTGGTGATATGGGACATATATCATCCGGTGCCCTACGTATAATAGAACAGTGGGGGAATACTTCCGGACAATATGTCCGATTTTCTGAGGATATGACGGGACATCAAATCATGAATATTGCGTCATATATACATATCACTAGTCCTATAAGACGACTAGTTGATCTATTGAACCAAATAGATATATTGAGTGAGACGGGGATTATTCGAGAACTTTCCCCCGAGTGCTATGCATTCTATGAGAGATGGACGGCGCCTTGTCAAATAGATTATATTAATCAATCTATGAGACTAATCCGGAGGGTACAGGAAGATTGCGAGATCCTGTGTAAATGTACACAGAAGCCAGAATTATTGGATCGAGAACATAGGGGGATTCTATTTGACCGGACGAAAAAAAATGACGGTTTTTATAATTATATGGTTTATTTAGAAGATGTGGGTATTTTATCGAAGATTGTCACATATGAAGAATTAGAAGAATATTCCTATATGACATTTCGCCTTTTTCTTTTTCAGGGGGAGGATAAGATCAAACGGAAAATCCGGGTTTCTATATGTCGTCAATGTTAATTGTATCTCCACCTAAGTCTAGTGTATCGATCGATTCTGGTATTAATTCTTTTTCTTTGGTCTCCTCTTTTGTTCTCCGGAAATCGAAGGCGTCTTCTAATTCGTCATCTATCGCGGTCATGGCCGTAGCACCTCCGCCAGTACGGAATGGATTGCTATATTTATGCATATCAGATAGATCTACGTCGGGCATTTGTTTTAATAGGTCGATCTCGTGTTGATTATATACTTCTATAATATCACATTCGTTTTTACCGAAATCGCGGACCCCCACTAATAATAGAGAACCTAGGGATATGAAATTCGACGATTTATTCCTACCCGAGAATTTACCTCTTATATGACATAGTAAATCTATGCCACATAAGGTTTTTACATGACAGATACGACCACCGCATATTTTTGTCACATAGGCATATTTCTCATCTTCCGATTCGGATTTACGTAGTTTTGAAGATGGTCTATTTGACAATAATTTACGCGCAGCGCCTTTTGTTTTATTACCACCAGAGTTCTTTACCATTTTAGATATGATATATGGATTTAGTTTAATCTACGAATCAATTTTATTCTATTTTTATATTATAATATGTCTGTTGCATATAATGAATTCAGAAAGACATTGGATTGGGTTCTCGGCCGTAAAAGTACCGTAGATAAAGAAATAGAGAAATCGAAAATAGAGAATTATGATAAAAAATCTATTTTCCAATTTAAAGGTATTAATGGAAGGTTTTTTAACCGGGCGAATGTAAAACCAGAAGAAATAGAAAAGAACGAAGAAGCTAATAAAGAAGAAGCTAAGAAAGAAGAAGCTAATAAAGAAGAACCAAAGGAAGAAATAAAACTAGAGAACCAAATAGATGAAAAAGTAGAACCAAAAGTAGAGAACCAAATAGAAGAAAAAGAAGAACCAAAAGTAGAACCAAAAGTAGAAAAAGTAGAGAACCAAGTAGAAGATAAAATAGAAATCAAGATGGGTACGAAACAAGAATACGAAGAAAGACGGAAAAAAGAATATGGAAATAACCTATAAATGGAAATCACTCCTATCTTTATTGAATATATAAAAACCGGAACACCATTTTCATTCTCTAAGTTCGGTGACGGAGAATATATGTGTGCATCAAATTTCGACGGCGCAAACTGTGACGGAGATACTTATACAGAAAGTCTACGTAGAGATTTAGTAAAATCATTTCAAAAAACAGTCAAACAAGGTGGATTTATAGGACAATGGTGGCACGATTATGTGAAAAAGTTTTGGGAAAGTAAAGTCGAGAACCCGAATATAATAAAATGGGTAAATTATCATGCAGTAATAATAGATAAGGAAGTAGATAGTAAAATAGAATTATATAAGACAATAAAAGAGAGTCCAATACATAAAATTTATATACATAACTATTTATTAAAAAGAGTAAAACGGCTATTGAATGTTGATAGCGAAGTAATAATAGATATAAGAAATTGGTATTCAAGAAAAGATGAAATCAAACAAGAAATTATCCAGAATATGAAAGATAAAAATATAATAATGACTTCTATGGGAATGGGTGCAAAAGTAATTATCCAAGAATTACAAGAAGAGTATCCGAATAACATATATATAGACATAGGATCAGCATTAGATCTAATATGCACGAAGAGGGATTCGAGAGGTAAATGTGAATATGAGAGGCATAAAGGATATTTTTCAGGAATATTAGGGGAAGAATGGGAGGATAGTAAAGAGGAATATATATTTATAGAAGCGAGACGTAAATTAGGGATACATTTATGAGAGAGTAAAAAAGGGGAAGTAAGAAAAAAGTGATATAGGTTTTCGAATATTCTATTAAAAACTGAATAATAATATTTCTATATGACCTTTTAAAAAACCATTTTCGAGAACCAAGACAGATAGTCATATAGGAACTATTTCCTCGAACTATTTCCTCGAACTATTTCATCTAGGTTCTCGAATATTCCATTAAAAACCCCATGATAATATTTCTATATGACCTTTTAAAAAACCATTTTCGAGAACCAAGACAGATAGTCATATAGGAACTATTTCCTCTAGGTTTTCGAATATCCCCTTAAAACCCAACAATAATATTTCTATATGACCCTTTTCAAAAACCATGAAAGAGAACCAAGACATAGATTAATATAGGAACTATTTCATCTAGGTTCTCAAATATCCCCTTAAAACCCAACAATAATATTTCTATATGACCCTTTTAAAAAACCATTTTCGAGAACCAACACAGATAGTCATATAGGAACTATTTCCTCTAGGTTCTCGAATATTCCATTAAAAACCCCATGATAATATTTCTATATGACCCTTTTAAAAAACCATTTTCGAGAACCAAGACAGATAGTCTAATATATGTAATAATTGAATATCCTACTCATTTCCTGTTAACATATAAATTAATAAAAATGTCATATATAAATATTTATATATGAGTTAAAAGGTGCCCCGTAGGGGCACCGGGGGGCCCGAAGGGCCCCTTAAAGAGACCCTTTCAAATACCCATCCAAGAGAACTAACAAAAATAGTCATATAGGAACTATTTCCTCTAGGTTCTCAAATATCCATTTAAAATCCAACAATAATAATTCTATATGACCCTTTGAAAAAGCAATTTGCGAGAACTAACAGCGATAGTCATATAGGAACTATTTCCTCTAGGTTCTCAAATATCCCCTTAAAACCCAACAATAATAATTCTATATGACCCTTTGAAAAAGCCATTTGCGAGAACTAACAGCGATAGTCATATAGGAACTATTTCCTCTAGGTTCTCAAATATCCATTTAAAATCCAACAATAATAATTCTATATGACCCTTTGAAAAAGCAATTTGCGAGAACTAACACATATATTAATATAGGAACTATTTCCTCTAGGTTCTCAAATATCCATTTAAAATCCAACAATAATATTTCTATATGACCCTTTGAAAAAGCCATTTGCGAGAACTAACACATATATTAATATAGGAACTATTTCCTCTAGGTTCTCAAATATCCTATTTTAAAGACATTAATAATATTTCTATATGACCTTTTCAAAAAGCCATTTTCGAGAACTAACAGCGATAGTCATATAGGAACTATTTCTTCTAGGTTCTCGAATATCCTATTTAAAAGACATTAATAATATTTCTATATGACCCTTTTCAAAAAGCTATTTTCGAGAACTAACGGCAATAATTAAATATCCTACTCATTTCCTGTTAACATATAAATTAATAAAAATGTCATATATAAATATTTATATATATGACTTAAAAGGTGCCCCTACGGGGCACCGGGGGCCCGAAGGGCCCCTTAAAGAGACCCTTTGAAAAAGCCATTTTCGAGAACCAACAAAATAGTCATATAGGAATTATTTCCTCTAGGTTCTCGAATATTCTATTAAAAAGCCAATAATAATATTTCTATATGACCCTTTACAAAAAACCATTTTCGAGAACTAACGGGGATAGTCATATAGGAATTATTTCCTCTAGGTTCTCAAATATCCCCTTAAAACCCAACAATAATATTTCTATATGACCCTTTACAAAAAAGCCATTTTCGAGAACCAACAAAATAGTCATATAGGAATTATTTCATCTAGGTTCTCAAATATCCCCTTAAAACCCAACAATAATATTTCTATATGACCCTTCCAAAAAAGCCATCAAATATATAAATAGTCTAATATATGTAATAATTGAATATCCTACTCATTTCCTGTTAGCATATAAAGTAATAAAAATGTGATATATAAATATTTATATATGACTTAAAAGGTGCCCCTACGGGGCACCGGGGGCCCGAAGGGCCCCTTAAAGAGACCTTTTCAAAAAACCATTTTCGAGAACCAACAGCGATAGTCATATATAAACCATTTCCTCCAGGTTCTCAAATACCCTATTTAAAATCCCATAATAATATTTCTATATGACCCTTTGAAAAAACCATTTTCGAGAACCAACGGCAATAGTCATATATAAACCATTTCCTCCAGGTTCTCGAATATCCCATTTTAAAATCCAACAATAATATTTCTATATGACCCTTTGAAAAAACTATTTTTGAGAACCAACGGCAATAGTCTATGATATGCCATAATTGAATATCCTACTCATTTCCTGTTAGCGTATAAGGTAATAAATTTTATATAAATACTTATATGGCTACATAAGGTGCCCCCTACGGGGGCACCAGGGGCCCGAAGGGCCCCTTAAAGAGACTCTCTCAAAAAGTATTCCAAAAAAGTATTCCAAAAAAGTATTCCAAAAAAGTATTCCAAAAAAGTATTCCAAAAAAGTATTCCAAAAAAGTATTCCAAAAAAGTATTCC